TGTACCCATTTCAAGAAAAAGTATTACACTTATGGAGAGACAATCCATATGATTTAATACTTAAATCAAGACAGTTAGGTATATCTACATTAGTAGCAGGTTATTCATTATGGTTAATGTTATTCCATAAAGATAAAAACGTATTATGTATAGCTACTAAACAGGAAACAGCTAAAAACATGGTAACAAAAGTTAAATTCATGTTTGAAAACTTACCATCCTGGCTAAAAATACCCGCTGAAGAAAACAATAAATTAACATTACGATTAAGTAATGGTTCACAAGTTAAAGCAGTTTCAGCAGCAGGTGATGCAGGTCGATCAGAAGCAGTTTCACTTCTTATTATAGATGAGGCGGCTTTTATTGATGGTATTGCTGAGATATGAGCGTCTGCTCAACAAACCTTAGCTACTGGAGGAGGAGCAATTGTGTTGTCTACTCCATATGGTACTGGTAATTGGTTTCATCAAACATGGGTTAGAGCAGAATCTGGTGAAAATCAATTTTTACCAATTAAATTACCATGGTATGTTCATCCTGAACGAAATGAGGATTGGAGAAAACGACAAGATGAATTACTAGGCGACCCAAGATTAGCAGCTCAAGAATGTGATTGTGACTTCAATACATCAGGAGATGTAGTATTCTATCCTGAATATTTAGACTTTATCATACAAACATATGTTAAAGACCCATTAGAAAGACGAGGAGTAGATCATAACTTATGGATATGGGAACCAGCAGATTATACTAGAAGTTATATGGTAGTTGCTGACGTTGCTCGCGGAGACAGCAAAGACTTTTCAGCATTTCATATTATAGATATTGATACTAATACACAAGTAGCTGAATATAAAGGTCAAATATCACCTAAAGAATTTGGTTATTTACTAGTAGCAATAGCAACAGAATATAATGAAGCTTTACTAGTTGTTGAAAATAATAACATAGGATGGGCAACACTTGACTCAATTCAAGAAAGAGGATATAAAAATTTATATTACTCTCCTAAAACAGAGGCGATAAATGCTGAATCTTATTTAGAAAAACTTGATGATCCATCAAAACTTGTACCAGGATTCTCAATGAACTTAAGAACAAGACCACTTGTCATTAATAAATTTCGTGAGTATATTGGAGATAAGAGTGTTATCATACAATCTAAACGCCTAGTTGAAGAAATGAAAGTGTTTATATGGAAAAATGGTAAAGCTGAAGCACAATCAGGATATAATGACGATTTAGTTATGAGTTTTGGAACAGCAATGTACATAAGAGATACAGCTTTAAAATTTAAATCACAAGGAGTTGACTTAGCTCGTGCAATGTTGAGTAACATAGCTGTAAATAGACCTAATTTTAACGGAGCATATGCTCCAAATCAATATAATAACCCATATCAAATAAATTATGGTCATGGAACAGAGGACATTAGCTGGTTACTATAATATTTATTGATATAATTTAATATAAAATGGCAGATACTAGTATATTTTCAAGGCTACAACGATTATTTTCAACAGATGTAATAATTCGTAATGCTGGAGGAAATGAATTAAAAGTAATGGATGTTAATAGCATCCAAATGACCGGAGAATATCAAACAAACTCTTTAGTTGATAGATACAATCGTATATATTCAAGTAATAGCACCTCACTTTATGGTGCTCAATTAAATATTAATTGGAAATACCTTCGTACTCAAATATACTCAGATTATGATGCTATGGATACAGATGCTATCATCGCATCTGCTTTGGATATAATCGCAGACGAATGTACTCTTAAAAATGATATGGGAGAGGTACTTCAAATTAGAAGTAGCGATGAAGATACACAAAAAATATTATATAATTTATTTTATGATGTATTAAACATTGAGTTTAATTTATGGTCTTGGATTCGTCAAATGTGTAAATATGGTGATTTTTTCTTAAAATTAGAAATCGCTGAAAAATTTGGTGTATATAATGTTATCCCATACACGGCTTATCATATTGAAAGACAAGAAAATTACGATCCTAAAAAGCCAGCTGAAGTAAGATTTGCATTTTCGCCAGACGGTTTTGCTGGTGGTTCAGGTTATTATGGTTTAGGAGGTAAAGATAATTATGCTACTAGAAAAAATGATAACCATTTATACTTTGACAATTATGAAATGGCTCATTTCAGATTAATCACTGATGTAAACTATCTCCCATATGGTAGATCATATCTAGAACCAGCTCGTAAATTGTTTAAACAATATATCTTAATGGAAGATGCGATGTTAATCCATCGTATTGTTCGCGCCCCAGAAAAACGTATTTTCTATATTAATGTTGGTTCTATCCCACCAAATGAAGTAGAAAACTTCATGCAGAAAACTATCAATACAATGAAGAAAACTCCATTTATTGATCCTCAAACTGGTGAGTATAATATGAAATATAACCAACAAAATCTATTAGAAGATTTTTATATTCCTGTAAGAGGTAATGATAGTGCTACTAAAATTGAACCTACTAAAGGAATGGATTACACTGCTATTGAAGATGTAGTTTATTTAAGAGATAAATTATTTGCTGCTTTAAAAGTACCTAAAGCATTTATGGGTTATGAAAAAGACTTAACAGGTAAAGCAACATTAGCAGCTGAAGATATCCGTTTCGCTCGTACAATTGACCGTATTCAAAGAATTATATTATCAGAATTATATAAAATTGCTTTAGTTCACTTATACACTCAAGGATATAGAAATGAACAATTAACTAATTTTGAAATCTCATTAACTACTCCTTCTATCATATATGATCAAGAAAGAATTGCGTTAATGAAAGAAAAGGTAGATTTAGCTCGCCAAATGATGGAAACTAAATTATTACCTACAGATTGGATCTATGATAATATCTTCCATTTAAGTGAAGATCAATATGATGAATATAGAGATTTATTAATTGAAGACCAAAAACGCACTTTCAGATTAAAACAAATTGAAAACGAAGGTAATGATCCACTAGAATCAGGTAAATCATATGGTACACCTCATGATTTAGCAGCATTATATGGTGCTAGTAGAATGGGAAGTTTACCTGATGGATATGATGAAGATCTTAAATTAGGTCGTCCTAAAGAAAGAGTATCTAATATTGGAACACAAAACAATGTTTTTGGTACTGATAGATTAGGTAATAAGGGAATGAAAAAAGGAGACGCTACAGGTGAAGATAAAACTCTTAAAAATAATTTTAAAGGTGGATCACCATTAGCATTAGAAACACTCCAAAATAAAACTTTACTTGAAGGTTTAGAAAAGAAAATTTCAATAAAGAAAGAAGAGTCCTCATTACTTGATGAATCTCAAATACGAGAATAAAAAATTCATATATATTTATAACAAAATATTACTATAGAATGAACATTAAACATTCAAAGTACAAAAATACGGGTATCCTTTTTGAATTGCTTGTAAGACAAATCACAGCTGACACATTGTCAGGTATAGAGTCAAAAGCATCTATTATCCTTAAAAAATACTTTACTAAAACTGAATTAGGAAGAGAGTATAAATTATACGAAAGTTTCTTTAAAAACGTAAATGTTAGCGAAGCAAAAGCAGATATGGTGATTAACACTATAGTTGAAAGCGCTAAACACTTAAATCGCTCAGCTTTAAGAAGACAAAAGTATAATTTAGTAAATGAGATTAAAAAGCACTATAATATAGAAGATTTCTTTAAAATGAAATTACCTAATTATAAAGCACAAGCAGCTCTATACTCAATTATAGAAATATACAGTGGAGATAATAATCTTAATCCTAACCAGATTATAGAAAATAAAACAGTTTTATTAGAGTTTTTAACTAAATCTACAATCAATAAACAAGAAGTTAAAAATAATATTCTAGAAGAATTTAAACATCAAGATAAAGATATTCAAGTATTAGCATATAAAGTATTATTAGAAAAATTTAATGAAAAATATGCTGGTTTAAATATTAATCAAAAATCTGTATTAAAAGAATTTATCAATAGTGTTGATAGTACTCCTAAGTTAAAAGAATTCTATAACACTAAAGTAAATGAAATTAAAAGCCATTTAACTAATCTTAATAAATCAGTTACAGATAAAGCTATTCAAATTAAAATCAATGAGGTTATTAATATTTTACCTTCATTAAGTAAAAATGATAAACCAAATGATGATAATTTAGTTAACTTACTTCAATATTATCAATTAGTCGAAGAATTAGAAGCAGTAGCAAAATGAAAGAACGCATTCGTGAAATAGTTAAAAAATTACTTCATGAGATGAGTACTACAGGTGGAGAAGGATATACTATTCCATTTGCTTTTAATCCAAATAAACAAGCTAAAGGTACTGCTCATAATTATTATGTTAAAAAATTAGGTTTTAAACCTGTAGATAAAAATAAACTACATAAACAAGCTAAAGGAATAGAATCAAAACAATTATGGAAGGGTAAAAAATCCTAACATAAACTTATATGTATAAACATGAGAAACACATTACAAGAACAATACAACCTTATTAAAGAAGGTAAAGGAAATAAAGAGCATTTTTTTAAATCTGCTCGTCATATATTCCCTGATTTAATTACACCAGTCAATTCATTTTCTGATGCTGTAACTATCCTTAAAAATAGAGGAGTCATTAGTGAAAACATTGGTGGTTTAGTTACTACAGGTAAAAAACAAGATTGGCATGCTATTTTTAATGAGAATATAGATAAATTAAAAGAAGGCAATTTAGGTCACAATGAAGAATGGGCTTTAGAACCTGAAGGAAGGTTTTGGAATGTCACCTACAAAACTATAGATGGTAAAAAAGAAAAAGTATTCCAATCTGAAGAAGAAGCAAGAGAATGGATAAAAAATAATTTATCTAAAAATGTAAGTTCTTTAAATGAATCTAAAGAAGCTAAAGCTGAAGAAAAAGAAACTACCAAAGAAGTTACAGATATGGCTACTCGTGGATATGATTATAAAGACGAGAAGAATTATGATAACATATTTGGTCAAGAATTTTTAGAAGGATATTACACTGAAATGAAAGATCCTAAAAATGCTGATAAGCATGTTGATGAATTAAGAGCTATTGTAGCTAAAAACTTAGCTAAAGATATTAATCATTATGTTAAAGATGGTCAATTTGGAATTAAAGGAGTAGGATATACAACTGAAGCACCTGGTTTAGGTGAACCAAAAGAACCTAAAGGTAAAACACCTGATTGGCATTCTATTTTTAAAAATAATATTACTGAAGCTGCTAAAGAAGCTAAAGCTGAAGAAAAAGAAACTACTAAAGAAGTAACTGACATGGCAACACGTGGTTACGACTATAAAGATACTAAAAACTATGATAATGTATTTGGTCAAGAATTCTTAAAAGGATTCTATACTGAAATGCAAGATCCTAAAAATGAAGATAAAACAGTAGAAGAATTAAGAGCAATTGTAGCTAAAAACTTAGCTAAAGATCTTAGTCACTATGTTAAAGATGGTCAATTTGGTCTTAAAGGTGTAGGTTACACAACTGAAGCACCTGGATTAGGCACTCCAAAAGAAGCTAAAGGCAAACATAAATCTTCAGGTTATGGTGA